TCGAACATTTCCAGTCGCTCCCGAGCTGGTTCACAAATTTGTGGATTCTCGTCGTGGCGAGCATTTATGGTATAAAGGGAACACAAATATTTAAGGGGAAAAAATAATGACTACTGAATCACAATGGATTAAGAAAAAAGTTACCGAAGAAAAAAAGAAATGGATTACAAAAAAAGAAAACAAAGATAAAGAACCACCTAAAGAGTGGATTAAGAAAAAAGAAGAAAAAGCTAAAAAAGAATGGATAACTTTATCTGATGAGGCTAAAGAAAAAAAACAAGACGAAATGAGAGTTACTAAAGCTTCTGGTGGATTAATAAAAGGTTTTCCAAAAATTGCTACAAAAGGATTTAGAAGATAATGGCTTGTTGGCAAGGATACACTCAAAAAGGAATGAAGAAAAAAGGTAAGAAGATGGTTCCTAATTGTGTACCAAGAACCAAAGCAGCAGATGGTGGTTTAACAAAAGTATCTGGATACAAACCTGTAATGGGAAATAATAAATTTGGTTACCCAAGTGGTGGTATTCCAGTAAAAAGTTTTAAAGGTGGTGGAATAGCTGTCAGAGGATTAGGCAGAGCTTTTACTAAAGTATAATGGACGGCGTACAATTAATTTATAAATTAAAAAAACAAATTGAAGAAACACAGAAATCTGTGCAAACCTATCTACTAAACGGACAGGTTGACAACTTTGAAAAATACCAGTATATGGTAGGACAGCTTCGTGCTTACGAAGCAATTTTACAGGAAATCTCTACCCTGCTAACTAATAAGGAGCCAGAACAAAATGAAACAGGAACAGTCATCGATATTAACACCAAACAATGATTTAATTGGTGTAAAAAAATCCAAACCAGAAAAAGTCACAGAAGAGTCAACAAAATTACCACAACCTACAGGTTGGCGTATGTTAGTCCTTCCTTTTAAAATGAAAGAAAAAACAAAAGGTGGAATTATAATGGGACAAGATACATTAGAAAAACAACAAGTAGCATCACAGTGTGGAAACGTCTTAGCAATGGGGCCAGATGCATATGGAGATAAACAAAGATTTCCAGATGGGCCTTGGTGCAAAGTTGGAGACTGGGTAATGTTTGCACGTTACGCAGGATCTAGAATAAAAATAGAAGGTGGCGAAGTTCGTTTGCTAAACGACGATGAAGTTTTAGCAACAATCAAGAATCCAGAGGATATCTTGCATGAATATTAACATAGGAGAAACTTATGCCAGAAGATAATAATAAGGAACCAATGATTGATCTACCATCAGGTGGACCAGATACAGAAGTTACCTTACCAGAAGATACGATCAAAGAAGGAGCACAAGATGTTGCTGTTCCTGAAAAGAAACCAGAAGGAGAAGTAGAAGTTGTAGAGGAGAAAAAAGAAGAAGCTCCAAAAGAACTAATACAAGAAGATAAACAAGAAACAACTACAGAAGAAAAACCAAAACAAGAATCAGAATTAGATGAGTATAGTGATGGGGTTAAAAAAAGAATTGCTAAACTTACAAAGCGTATGCGTGAGTCTGAACGTCAAAGAGACGAGGCCACAAGATATGCTCAATCTGTTTTAAGAGAACAGAAGTCTTTAAAGGATAGATTATCTAAATTAGATACTGGATATGTATCTGAAATGGAGAGTAGAATTACTTCTAGTCTTGAAGCTGCAAAAAGTAAACTTAAGTCAGCTAGAGAGGAAGGAAGTATAGAAGCCGAAATTGAAGCACAAAAAGAAATTGCTAAATTAGGCTACGAAGAAGCTAGATTGGCTGATATGAAAGTCAACCAAGAAGCTGAAAAAAAGAAGATTGAATTAAATAAACAACAACCAAATATTCAACAAGAACGGACTCAGACACCAAAACCTGATGCAAGAGCTACTGAATGGGCAGAACAAAATGCCTGGTTTGGTAAGGATAATGCTATGACATACACAGCATTTGATTTGCATAAGAAATTGGTAGAAGAGGAAGGTTATGACCCACAATCGGAAGATTATTATGGAGAATTAGATAGAAGAATAAAGCTTGAATTTCCCCATAAGTTTGGTAATAATACAGAACAATCGACTAAGCCTACACAAACTGTAGCTTCGGCTACGCGAAACGTCAAAAGAGGCACTGGTCGCAAAACTGTGAGACTCACACAATCACAGGTAGCAATTGCTAAAAAATTGAATGTGCCACTTGAAGAATATGCTAAACAAGTAAACGTAGAGGAGTAATAAGCATGACTAAATCTAAAACTGAAACAGACGCGCGTCCGAGACAAGGGAAGCTACAAAGCGACCTGTTGAATGGACACCACCCTCATCTTTAGATGCACCACCTGCGCCGGATGGTTTTCGACACAGATGGATAAGAGCTGAGAGTTTAGGCTTTGACGACACTAAAAATATTTCTGGTAAATTAAGATCAGGATATACATTAGTAATGGCTTCAGAGTATAAAGATTCAGGTTATCCAATAGTTGAAGATGGCAAACACAAGGGAGTGATCGGAGTCGGAGGTCTGTTGCTGGCCAGAATACCAGAAGAGGTCGCGAAGGCACGTCAGAAGTTTTATAGCGATAGAGCGAAAGAACGTGACGATGCAGTTCACAACGATCTACTGAAGGATCAGCACCCGAGCATGCCTATCACAAATGATAGCCGCTCTAGCAAGTCTTTCGGTGGTAAGTAAAAGTTTTTTAACAATTACTATCAACGAATTTAAATTAACCGTGACTGGAGGTCCGCAAGGACAGGTCACATACGGAGGAAAATAATATGGCTAATCAAGATGCCGCTTTCGGTCTTAGACCGTTAAAGACAGTTGGTCAGCAAGATGATTCCACTGGAATGAGTTCTTACAATATCAATCCAGGCGATGCGAGTGTAATATTCCAAGGTGCTTTAGTAGGTTCACCTAATACAGGTACTGGATATGTAGATTTGCAAACAGCTGGTTTAGTATTAAACTTAGGAGCATTCTGGGGAACATTCTACAATGACCCAACTACATTAAAACCTACGTTCAAAAACTACTACCCAGGATCAATCACTCCACCTAACAGTGGTGCGGTTGAGGCATTTGTGTATGACAGTCCATCACAAATGTACGAAATCCAATCAGACAACACAGGTGCTTCTGCTCAAACAGACATCTTCAAATGTGCGGATTTAGCTGGTACAAGTGGTTCAACTTTGAACGGAGTAAGCTCAATGGAACTAGCAGATTCAACTCTAGGTACAACTGGGCAATTCAAAATCATCGGTGTTTCAAGAGACCCTGAAAACAATGAAATCGGATCAGCAAACGTCAACTGGCGTGTGATGGTAAACGAGCATTTATTAGGATCTGGAAGTGCCGGGGCAGCGTAATAAGGAGATAAATTATGGCTATATCACGACAACAACTCGTAAAAGAGCTTGAGCCAGGTTTAAACGCCTTGTTCGGCCTTGAGTATAAAAGATATGATTCAGAGCATAAAGAAATTTATACTACTGAAACATCTGACAGAGCTTTTGAAGAAGAAGTAATGTTATCTGGCTTTGCTAATGCATATGTTAAACCTGAAGGTTCAGCAGTTGCATACGACAATGCACAGGAAACATTTACTGCAAGATACACTAACGAAACAGTGGCTCTTGCATTCGCTTTAACTGAAGAAGCAATGGAAGACAACCTGTATGATAGACTTTCGTCTAGATATACAAAAGCACTAGCGAGATCTATGGCAAACGCTAAACAGATCAAAGCAGCAAACCCACTAAACCAAGGTTTACCAACTACGGATAACTTTGATTCAGGTGATGGTGTTTCTTTGTTCAACACAGCTCACCCAACGATCGCTGGTTCTTTCCAAAACACATTAACGACACAAGCAGACCTTAACGAAACTTCGTTAGAACAAGCTATGATCGATATCGGTCAAATGACTGACGAGAGAGGTCTTAAGATTGCAGCTAGAGGAATGAAAATGATCGTTCCTTCTGAAAACCAATTCAATGCTGAAAGACTTATGAAGTCTCAAGGTAGAGTTGGAACTGCAGACAATGATGTTAATGCTCTAAGATCTATGGGAATGATTCCTGAAGGTTACAGAGTAAATCACTATCTTACAGATACTGATTCTTGGTACATCATTACAGACGTGCCGAATGGTATGAAGTACTTTGAAAGACTACCTATCCAAACTAAAATGGAAGGTGACTTTTCAACTGGTAACGTTAGATACAAAGCTAGAGAAAGATACTCGTTTGGAGTATCAGACCCTAGAGGTATCTTCGGTTGCGAGGGTGCATAATATCAAATAAAATTAGGGGCCGCCTCAAAACGGCCCCTTTTTAATTTATAACAGGTGTGAATATGAAAAATTTCTTAATAACTATATGGGCTTACGATTACTACGCAAAATTTAAAGTTATTGCGGAGGATAACGCCGTTTCTCTAGAACAATCAATCCTTGACAAGTTGGGAGAAAAAAGTATAAATTGGGAATATCTCGGAAATTCTTATGATGACCGAGTAAATAGAATAACCTATGAGGAGGTTATAGATGATACAAGACCTATACAAACAAAAAAGGTCCTTGGAGTTGAAGTGGGAACAGGAGCATCTGTCTAATGGTAGATATACTCTTGAAATGGTCAGAATTGATGACAAAATTAAACAAGTCATTACTGAGATCAAACTGGAAGAAGCAGTTATTGCCCACAGAAGAAATAGCGTTGAAGGCGCTGCTCCTCAAGTTTCTGTAGCTACTTAATAAAAAAGCTACATCGTTGGAAAATTCCACTCCACACTACAGGCTCTCTTGCACTCTACTAAAATCTAGTATATAAATTAATCACTATACAATTAACAATAGAACATAGACGCGTATAGTCGACGGCCTAGAGACTATGTTCATAAACTAGGAGAATATATTATGGCAAATACTACATTTTCGGGACCGATAAAAGCGGGAACGATTTCAAACACAACAGGCACAACGCTTGGAACTAACATTGCAAATGTTGGACAAGTTGTAATGGCTCAATCAGTAAAAATTGATATTATTGGTGCTTCACATCTTAATCAAGTATGTGCAGTAGTTCCAGCAAACTCACAAATAGTTGACGTTATAGTTAACGTAACTACAGTGAATAACGATGGCGGTGCAGCAACTGTTTCAGTAGGAACAGTAACAGATGCAGATGCATTTATAGCTACACTTAATGTTAAAGCTTTAGCAACTACTCACGGTACTTTAGATACAGAAGCAACTAATGTTGGTGCAACTGACTTAAGAGTTCTTGCTGATTTTACAGGTGCTAATGGAGATGGTACAACTGGTGCCGCTACAGTCACTGTTATGTACATACAAAATAACTCTGTTCAAGACGCAATAGATTTATAATAAATAATGTGGTGCTCCTTCGGGAGCACCCTTAATAAGGAGAAAAATTATGGCAGGCGGAGGATCATTTTCAAGTGACCAAACAACCCTACTTATGGATACTATAGGTTCTGATACTTTATCAAGAGCAGGTAGAGCTAGAATAACTTCTATTCAAGGTAAAGGAATAGCAAGTTCAGTTTTAAAATTACATGACTGTGCAACAGCAGGTGCTGCGGCTGCAGGTAATTTGGTAGCTACTTATAAATATGGAACTGAAGGATTAGAAGTATATGTCCCTGGTTCAGGTATTCTGTTTAAAGATGGAATTGTATTTAATCTAGCTGGAGCAAGTGGAAGCGTTACGGTAACGATTACAGGAGCGTAGTCTAATGGCTAATACTACTTCTGGAACTACAACGTTTGGAAAAACTTTTGCAATAGACGATGTTGTAGAAGAGGCTTACGAGCGTATTGGTATACGTGGCGTTTCAGGATATCAGTTAAAAACTGCAAGAAGATCTTTAAACATTCTTTTTCAAGAATGGGCAAATAGAGGAGTGCACCTATGGGAAATAGGAGATGGATACTTGACTCTTGTTGCTGGAACTAATGAATACATTGGTTATAGATCTAGTGGTGATGGTACATCAACATTATTAGACAGTGCTGGTGCAGCTTTGTATAGTGTAGATGATATTTTTGAAGCTTCTTACAGAAGCAGTGCAGGTACAACAAGTCAATCAGATAGTCCATTAACAAAAATTTCTAGATCAACGTATTCTTCTTTATCCAATAAATTAGCACAAGGGCAACCTTCACAATATTGGGTCCAAAGATTTATAGATAAAGTTACTATTACTTTATACACAACACCAAGTTCTAGTCAGGCTGGAGATAGAGTACAATTTTATTACATGAAAAGAATTGATGATGCAGGTGATTATACTAATGCAACAGATGTTCCTTACTATTACATTCCTTGTATGTGTGCAGGTTTAGCTTATTATTTAAGTTTAAAATATGCACCAGACAGAACACAAAATTTAAAACTTCTATACGAAGATGAACTATTAAGAGCGGAGGCAGCGGATGGGTCAAGCAACAGTACTTTTGTTACACCTAAGACCTACTATCCTAGCGTTTAATTATGGCAAGATATGCACAAGGAAAATACGCATTAGCAATATCTGACATTAGTGGCCAAGCATTCCCATGGAATGAAATGGTTACACAATGGAATGGTTTATTTGTACACTATTCTGAATTTGAATCTAAACAACCACAATTAGATCCTAAACCAAGTCAAGCTGATCCAACAGCTTTACCTAAATCAAGACCACAACAACCACCACCTGACACATTAAGATTTTTAGATTTTAATCCTTTAAGAACTTTTGCTGCAGGTTCACCAATTGTAAATGTATCTTCTATTAATCATCAAAGAAATTATGGTGACTCTGTAAGATTTAGAGGAGCGCCAACAACTAGTTCTGCTGCTTCTACTGATCCACAATTTAGCAACATTGCAAACATCGATGGAATTACTGGAGCAACTATTTGTCAAGCTGCTGGTTACACAGTTACCCCTGGTATGTATACTAGTTTTACAACAACATTAAATGGAGCTATTGATGCAACTAATTTTAACAAGCGTAACTGGATTTAATGGAGTTACAACAGCACCTTTTGAACCTACAATTGCAAACCCAAGTGGTACACCAACATATGGTGCATTAGTAGGAACAGAAATTATTAGTTATACAGGTGTAGGTCCTGCAGATAATATTCAACAAACTTTTTCTGTTAAAGTTGTAAGCACTGCTAGTGGTAATAAATATTATATAGATAATGTACAGCAAGACACATTAAATTTTATTAAAAGTGGCACATATACTTTTAGTCAAACTGATTCTAGTAATGAAACTCATCCTTTGAGATTTTATACAGCAGCAGATAAATCTGGTGGAGAGTATACAACTGGAGTTACAACTTTTGGTACTCCTGGAGTTACTGATGGTGCATATACAAGAATCGTTGTAGATAGTTCAGCTCCGGCAACATTATATTATCAATGTTCAAGTCACGCTGAAATGGGTGGTCAAATTAATGTAACAGAAGTTTCAGACAATCAATTAACAGGTGTTACAAGAGGAGCATTTGGGTCTACAGCTGCTGCACATAATTCAGGTGTTGCAGTAAGGCTATTATTAACACCAGCAAACAATTATTATTTTACAGCAGGTAGTAATGCAACTACTGGACAAATCAATGGAGGAGGGTATAATGTATCTTCAGGTCCGGTAACATTAAAAACAATAGGACCACAGGCATAATATGGCATACACTTTAACAAACTTACAAGACGATATAAAATCATACACAGAAGTAGATAGCACTGTTTTTACGGCTGATGTATTAAACAGATTTATACAAAATGCAGAAGAAAGAATTTATAGATCTTTTGATGCAGACATGGAAAGACACTATGCTACATCAACTACAATTATTGGAAATAGATATGTTACAATTCCATCAGATTTAAGAGTTATCAGATATGTTCAACTTAAAGATAGTGCTGGTAATCAAGTTTACTTAGAGCAAAGAGATCCTAGTTACATAGCTACTTATTACGATACACCTGGAACTGCATCTAGTACACTTCCTAAATACTATGCTAATTGGGACGAGAATTATTGGGTTATTGCCCCTACGCCTAATGCAGCTTACGAAATTACTTTGGCTTACAATAAGAATCCAGTTAGCTTAACTGACGCTACGAAGAGTTCAACAGGCACTTATTTGTCTAACAAATACCAAGACCTACTTTTATATGCTTCCCTAGTAAATGCATATGCATACTTGAAAGGACCGCAAGATATGTTACAATACTACGGAGCTGCTTATAAAGAAGCTTTAGAAACGTATGCTACTGAACAAATTGGTCGTAGACGCAGAAACGAATATCAAGATGGTGTTATTCGTCTTCCTATCAAATCTGAATCACCATCAAGTTATTAAAGGAGATAAAAAAATATGGCAAACGTAATACCATTCGCATTTAGAGGAGAACTCTTTTCGGGAACTCATAATTTTTCTTCTGGTGGTAATCAATTTAAAATAGCGTTGTACACAGCAAACCCGTATACAACTTCAAGCACAGCTTACCTTACTACAAGTGAAGTAAGTTCTGGAGGCGGAAGTAATTACACAGCAGGTGGAGAAGTTTTAGGTTCACAAGCTGTTGCTGCTTCAACAGCGGTAGCTTCAGTAGACTTTGCAGATGCAACTTGGTCATCAGCAACTTTTACAGCAGCCTTTGCAGCTATTTATAATGATACTAACAGTGATAAACTTTGCGTTGTTTTAGATTTTGGAGGAAATAAAACTGCTACTAATGGCACGTTTAAAATTACTTTCCCTGATCCAGCAACACCAGCTAATGCAATTATAAGTATGGCTTAAGGAGAATAAATGGCTTTAGTAATAAATGACAGAGTAAAAGTAACAAGCACAACTACTGGCACAGGTGCAATGGCACTTGGAGCAGCAGTAACTGGTTTTGAAACTTTTGCAGCAGGAATAGGAAACAGTAATACAACTTACTATTGTATTTTTAATCAAGGTACAACAGAGTTTGAAGTTGGACTTGGTACACTAGATGGATCAAGTGCAAACTTAACTAGAACTACAGTTATCTCCAGTTCTAATTCAGACTCAGCTGTAAACTTTGGTTCAGGTACAAAAGATGTGTTCTGTACTTTACCTGCAAGTAAATCTGTTTATTTAGATGCTACAGGTAATCCAGTAGGAGCAGCAAGCAATGGTTTTGCATTAGCAATGGCGGTTGCATTATAGGAAATAAATATGGCACAAGATTTTAGAAACGTATTAGTTAGAACAATTGGAACATCAGATACTACACTGTTAGCGGGTGGAAACTACGATGCAGTTATTGGTATTAGATGTTGTAATAT